AAAACAACAAATATAAATTATACCAAACAATATCTGCTCCAATAAGTGGCTATGATTTAAAAGATCATGACTTAGATAAATTTTTAAAAGATGGAGACGGATGGATATACACAGATAGCGAAGGAAATATAGTAACTTCAGAAACTGGTTCTAGAACACAAAATTTAGATGCAACACCTGATTTGTATATTGATAGAACAAACTGGGCGCAAAGTGTAGTAATTAAACCAGACGGTAGACAAATTGCCGTTAGTGTCCCTTCAGATGATTCTCGAAAATATGGTCAAGGTGCAGTTTTAATTTATACACAAGTAAACGGAGAATTTGAATTAAGTCAAACAATTTATAGTCCTGCAGACGAAGTAGCAGAAAATTTTGGTTATCAAATTGCATTTACTAATGAAAACTTAGCAGTAACAAGTTTAAATGGTGATCAAACTATACCTACTACATTTGATAACCAATCTACAACTTTTGATCTAGAGTTTACTGCATTTAGAAATATTAAAATTGACTCTGGTGTAATATACGTATACGAAAATTTAAATAATTCTTATACCTACAGTGAAAAATTTAGATTTGATAATGCAACAGTAGAATTTGGCAAACGATTACTTGCAAAAGACAATCACGTATATGTCGGTATGCCGTTCTATAACAGTAACGACTCTAAAGGCATGTTTGTAGATTATAGAAAACCAAAAACAAAATTAGCATGGAATCTATATAAAGAAATTGTCAACCCTGTAAATTTAGATTTAATTGAAGGAGCATTTGTTTATAACAAAACTACTAATAGGATAGTAAGTTATATTGATTATATTGATCCAATACAAGGTAAAATTGCAGGTCCGGCAGAACAAGAAATAACGTTTAAAACTCAAACCGATCCAGCATTTTATAATGTTGGCACAACATCAGATAGAAAATATGATCCAAAACAAACATGGTTTGATGAACATGTAGGACAAGTTTGGTGGAATATTAGCACTGCTAGGTTTAAGTATCCTTATCAAGGTAATATTTTTGAACAAAAAAATAATTGGTCAGTATTAACGGAAGGTGCTAGTATTAATGTATACGAGTGGATAGAAAGCGATTATCTTCCAAGCCAATGGAGTAATCTTGCTGACACAGAAGAAGGCATTAAACTAGGAATTAGCGGACAGTCCTTATACGGAGATACAAAATACAGTACAAAATTAATTTATGATGAAGTATCTCAAATCTTTTCAACAAAATATTACTATTGGGTAGAATCTAAAAGAACAGTTCCTGATATAGAAAATCGAAATTTAAGTATTTTTGAAATTACAAATTTAATTGAAAGACCAAGAGAAAATGGTTATAGGTATATTTCGTTTTTAGGTGCAGACAGAATAGTTCTAAATAATTTTGAAAATATTTTAAGTGGTGACGATTTAGTATTGAATATTAAATATAAACCGCAAGCTACAAAGGATTCTAATCTTCATAAAGAATTCAAATTAATCGCCGACGGCGATGCAAATTCTAAATTAGATGTAGACATTGAAAGAAAGTGGTTTGACAGTTTAATAGGATTTGATACTAATAATAGACCTGTACCCGATATTAAATTACCAGAAACTCAGAAGTATGGCATTTTAAATATGCCTAGACAGTCTATGTTTGTTAATAGAATAGAAGCTCTAAAACAAACAATAGAACGAATTAATATAATATTTAAAGATTTATTAATAGTAGATGATTATAACACAGCTCGATTGTTTGAAACCGATCTTGCTCCTACATTAATATCTTCTAAGTATGATCTTTCTGTAGACACTGTAGAAGAATTGCAATATGTAAGCACAAACAATTTAAGCCCTGCTAAATTAATACCTATTATATCTAATGGTGAGCTTGTTAGAGTTGAAATAGAATCTCCAGGCAGAGGCTATAAAACAGTTCCAACTATTAATATAAATGGATCTGGCGTTGATGCAGAAATAAAATTACAAATTAATAACTTAGGAAGTGTAATATCTGCAGAAGTTACTAACACAGGAAAAAATTATACAAATCAAACAACAATAAGTGTAAGAAGATTCAGTGTGTTAGTAAATGCAGATTCTACTGCAAAGAATCTTTGGAGCATTTACGGATATAATGAAATTGACAAAACATGGTTTAGAACATCTACCCAAGGTTATGATGTTCCAAAATATTGGAATTATATAGATTGGTATGCACCAGGATATAATCAGTTTACAAAAATAAATTATGAAATTGATGAAAGTTATGAATTACAAGAATTAGAACCAGAATTTAATTCTATAATAAAAATTAAATCAATTGGAAGTTCAGGCTGGTTATTACTTAAGAGAATAGGCACTACTGATAATGAAGATTATACTGTAGATTATGAAACTATTGGTCGTGAAAACGGTACTATTCAATTCACTTCTAATCTTTATAATATACAACAGTCAACAGTAGGATATGATAATAGAAGTTTTGATAGCACTCTTTACGACACAAATCCGGCAAAAGAATTAAGAATTATTTTTGAAGCACTAAGAGATGATATTTTTATAAATGAACTAGCAGTTGAATACAACCAATTATTTTTAAGTAGTTTAAGATACGTTGTAGCAGAACAACCACTACTTGATTGGGCATTTAAAACTAGTTTTATAAAAATTAATCATAAATTAGGTGAGTTAGATCAACCTGCAACATTTAAGAAAGACAGCTTAGAGTACTTTGAAAATTATGTTAAAGAAGTAAAACCTTATAAGACAAATATAAGAGAATTTGTTGCATCCTATGATAAAACTGATCCAACAAATTCTGTTGTAACAGATTTTGATGCAGCGCCGTTTTATAATACTACTACAAAACAAATTGAAACAATCAAAACAACCGTTTTTGATGGTGCATTGCTACAAGTTGATAATATTTTACAAGAATATCCTAGAAAATATTTTGCTGACAATCTTGGAGCAGAACTTTCAGAAATCAAAATAAAAAATCCAGGTTCAGGTTATATATTCCCGCCCAAAGTTATAATAGAAGATTCTAGTAATTCAGGTGCAACTGCTGAAGCCTTTATTGGATACGGAAAAGTTACTGCTATTAAAGTTCGTAATCCTGGCGGAAGATTTATTAATCCTCCTAAAATTACACTCGAAGGTGCACAAACTGAAGACGGTACACCAGCAACAGCATTTGCTATATTAGGAAAAAGTCTTGTAAGAACTCCTAGTATTAAAGTAAAATTTGATAGAGTTTCTGGAGAATATTTTATTGAAGATTTAGCAGTATCAGAAACATTTACTGCATCTGGCGTTGATACAATTTTTGATTTAAAATGGCCTATTGATGTTCGTAAGAGTAAGATTAAAGTTTTTGTAGACGATCAAGAAATGTTAAAAAGCACTTATCAAGTTGCTAACAGAGAAATAATTGATCAATATACAAAAAATAAAGGAAGATTAACATTTAATAATGCTCCTACAGGTAATAGTGTTATTAGAATTGAATACTACAAGCCTTTAGAATTTTTAGAAGCAGCTGACAGAATTAAATTTGCATACAATCCGACTGATAACATGTTTGGCAAAGAGCTTAATCAGTTAATGACGGGTATTGACTATGGCGGAGTAGAAGTAAAGAGTTTTGATTTTGGAGGTCCAAGCGGATGGGACAGTCAGCCATGGTTTACTGATGCATGGGACGTTTATGAAAACACTTTTGAAGATGAAGTTTTTGTATCTGACGGATCTACTATTGCTGTAGAACTTAGAGCACCGTTAGAAGAAGGTATAGTCTACAATCTTTATAAGAATGGTGTAAGAATAGACGATCCTAATTACGGAACAGAAGATCAAACAAACGCATATGCTATTGTTAACAGTATTACAGGTGATGGTACAACTACTATTATTGAAACAAGCAATTTAGGCATTAACCTAAATGACGGCGACATCTTTATTGTAAGAAAAATTACAAGTGACGGTAGCATAACACCAGATCTTGCAAGTTACGACACAGCACTTGAAGGTGGAGATTTAGCATATACTACAGCAGCAGGAATAAACGCTGAAGAAATTATTACAGACGGTGATTTGTTTGTATCAACATCTCGTGCAAAAACTGAAGAGTTAGTTCCTGGATCAATGTTTGATACATTAGACATTAAAGTGTATACAAAAGAATCTGGAAATCAAGGGTTAATAATTTGTAATAATATTGAAACAGATATCACTGGAACATTTACTTACAATTTTGGTTTACTACCCGGCTCTAAAGATAGCATTTTAGTAAAATATGACGGAAATGTTTTAAGCAAAGATCAATATACTATTGATTGGCCTAATAAACAACTATCTTTAGAAGTAGAATCAAATAAGCAATTATCAATAATATTGCAAGAACAAAGTACAAGTACATCAGTAATATATAGTGATGAAATTACAGTTGAAGAAACAGAACAATATGATTTTGTTATCGACTATACTTGGGATGATTCATTATCATTAAGCGTTACTGTAAACGGAGAATTACAAAATATAACAGTATTTGACTATTCCACAGAAGTTGCAGGTGATAATAGAACTGCATTTAGATTAGAAAACGCTGCTACACAAGGACAGATTATAAATTATACTATATTCTCTAATAACGAAACTGTTGATTTTAGCCAAGTTTTAACAGATGAATTTACAGCAAACGGAATTACACAAACTTATGCATTAAGTAGTGCTCCATTTTACTCGTTACCAACAGAACACAACATAATTGTTAGAGTTGATCAAAATATTCTAAATAGTGGATACAGTCGTAACTTTACTATACCAGAATCTAATCAAAGAGAATATCAACTTGAACTATTCCAACAGCCTGCAGGATCGTTATCTGCAGAAGGATTGAAGGTATTTTTAAATGGAGAAGAAATATTTACTCCTGAACAGTGGCGTTTAGATATTGCAAATAGTTCTGTAATATTAGGTGATGAATATGGCCTACCAGGCGATAATATAGAAATATATAATATTTCTGAAAGTGAATATTCTATAAGTGGCAATGAAGTAATATTAAAAGATTTACCAGGCGTCAATTCAAAAGTTTATGTTTACCAATTTAGTAATCATAACCTAAAAGATATTGAAAAAATACAATACGATGTTGTTAAAAGAGAAACTTTAATCAATGACGAAGAAACAAACACTTATAATAGACTTACTGCTGGAGAAATCTTACTAAGAAAACCTGCGTTAGATGCACAGTATGTTTGGATTACAAAGAATAGCGAGCTTTTAATTCCTAGTGTAGACTATTATGTAACAGATAATAGAACAAAAATTCAACTAGTTGAAGTACCTGCTGCAAACGATGTAATAGAAGTTATACATTTTGCTGCTGAAATATCACAAGATGGATTTAGCTATAGACAATTTAAAGACATACTAAATAGAACGCACTTTAAGCGTTTAGATGCAAGTACTGCAAAACTAGCTCAGCCATTAAACTATTATGATCTAAGAATAGAAGTTGATAATGGGATAGATCTACCAGTACCAGACAAAGGTAAAAACATGCCAGGAATTATCTTTATTAACGGAGAACGTATAGAATACTTTGTTAAAGAAGATAATACTTTACGTCAAATTAGAAGAGGAACATTAGGTACAGGAGTTCCAACTGTTCATAATTTAGGAACAAAAGTATATAATCAAAACATAGAAAAAACTGTACCATATAAAGATCAAAACCTTGTTGCAAACATTACAGCAGATGGCATTGTTAATACATTTAATATTGGTTATAATATCGAAAGTATTAATGAAATTGAAGTATTTGCAGAAGGCAAGCGTCTAAGAAAAAACAGTATATCTGTTTTTGACCCAACAATTGATATTGATAGTCCGAATGGAGATATAACTATTGAAGCCGAGTTTAGTGTAGATGTAGATAATAATAGTATCACATTATTAAACACACCTACTGAAAATTCTCGTATAACTATAATCAAAAAACAAGGTCAATCTTGGACTAAAGAAGAAGAAACATTAGGTGATGCTCAAAATTCCATTGCAAGATTCTTACGTGCTGGAACATATGAGCATCCTGAATAAATACAGTATAGGATAATTTGGATAGTATAATGCAAGATAATCATGGAATATTAGTACAAGGTCATATAAAAATATTTGACCCTACTTCACAAGAAGTTTTTATAAACAAAAGAAATGCAATCCATTACGAAAATATGAGCATTGCACTTGCCGAAAGTCTTGCAAATGCAGGAGAAGGATTTGTGTATGAAATGAGTTTTGGCAATGGCGGAACAAACATTGATCCAACAGGTATTATCACATATCTTACTCCAAATTCTACAGGTACAAATGCAAGTCTTTATAATCAAACATATACAAAAATTGTAGATGACAGTAGTGTAAACAACACTGATCCTACACGTAATAAAATTGAAACAAGACACCTAAGTGGTACTAATTACACAGATATATTAGTAAGTTGTTTACTTGATTATGGAGAGCCAGAAGGACAACAAGCATTTGACACTGCTTCTAATACAAATGATGTTTATGTTTTTGATGAATTAGGGTTAAGGAGTTATAGTCCAACAGGAACTGGTAGATTATTAACACATGTTATTTTCCATCCTGTTCAAAAATCACTCAACCGTTTAATACAAATAGATTATACAGTACGAGTACAAAGTTTGACAGGATAATAAAAAATGGCATATCAAATTAGTTATACAGACAGTGTAAACAAAGGAACAATAATAGTTGAAGACGCTACGCTCAATACTGAGACCAGTCTAACTTTTGCAGGACGTGGTGTAACATCCTATGGCCAAGCAGTAGCAGAAAACTTTTTACACTTATTAGAAAATTTTGCAAATAGTGATGCGCCAGAAAGACCTGTAGAAGGACAATTATGGTACGATACAAGTGACGGAGTAAATCAATTAAAGGTTTATGATGGAACTACATGGACTGCTAGCGGTGGATTAAAAAAATCTTCTTCGCAACCCGAAGTTAGCAATAGCACTGCTGGCGATTTATGGGTAAACACAGATAGTCAGCAATTATATCTTTTTACTGGAACAGGATGGGTGTTAGTTGGACCTGAATTTAGTGACGGTTTATTAACTGGAGCTGTATCTGAAAATATCACTGGATCGAATGATTCTGTTTACACAGTATTAACAATTAAAATAAAAAATAATCCTGCTATAATTATAGCAGACACTGCTTTTACTCCTAAAACTGTTATCCCTGGTTTTAGACAAGGTATCAAAGCAGGTATGAATATTACTAGTATACCACTGGTAGCAGATACCTTAAAATATTATGGAGTTTCTGAAAAAGCAGAAGCCTTAGTAATTGGAGACGAAGTAGTACCTGCTATAAACTTTTTAAGAGCAAATGCTAACAGTCAAACTAATTTTCCTATTTTAATTAAAAACAACGAAGGACTTACAGTTGGAACAGGTAACCAGTTTAAATTAGGGGTAGAAAATGAAGCTGTAGTGATGCAACAAAACATTGTAGGTTCTAGCATAGATTTTAGGTTAAAAACATCATCTGCACTGCCAACTGTAATGAGATTAGATTCTGAAGGATTTGTAGGAGTTAATACAACTGCACCAGAAGTAGAATTAGATGTAAAAGGAAATTTAAAAATTTCGCCAAGAGAAGGTAGCCCAGATACAGGTGTTTTAAATGTTGCAAACACAACAAATAGCACAAGTATTAATAGTGGCGCTATAATTACATCCGGTGGTGCAGGCATTGCGTTAGATCTAAATGTTGGCGGAAATGTTGATATTGGAGGCATCTTAGTAAGCGGTAATGTTACTCCTGACTCATCTGGTGTAAGAAACATAGGTACTACTAATAACAAATATAATCAAGTATTTGCAAATACATTTATAGGTAATGTTCAAGGTAATGTTAGTGGTACGGTTACAGGTAGAGCAGGTTCTGCAGACAGATTAGCAAGTGCTACGACTTTTACTGTGACAGGCGATGTTGAAAACAATAGTTTTGAGTTTGACGGTCAAACAGGCGGCACAACCAAAAGTTTCAATGTACAAATTGCAAATAGTTTTATTGCTAATAAAGATGTTACCTTTGATGCAGGTAACGCAGACGAATTATTATTAAATGTTAAAACAGGCGAAACGGGAGTTTATAGGATATCAAAAAGAAATTTCCTCAAAACGATTCCGTTAGTACCAGCAGGCGCAATTATGCCGTTTGGCGGAGAAGAAGCGCCACAGGGGTGGTTATTTTGTGATGGCAGCGAAGTTCAAAAATCAGACTATACAGAATTGTATAATGCAATAGGATTTAATTTTAAGGATGCTTCTTTGTTATCAGACGCTGGTGTAAATACTTTTGCACTACCTGATCTTAGAGGTAGATTTGCATTAGGTCTCGATAATATGGGAGGACCGAGTGCAAATCGTGTTACTGATATTGCAGCGGATGCAATAGGCGGTAACGCAGGTAGTGAAACTAAAAATATTAATGTAGAAAACCTTCCTGAACACGAACACGATATGGAAGCACCGACAGGAGCTCAATACTACGGTCTAAGGGTTGGATCTGGTGAACCAACTGACGAAGAAGCAATACCATTT